TCATTTTTGTATATGTTTTAAAGGTTTGTTTAAATTTTCCAAGTCTTTTAATTCTTCTTTGGTAGGAAGTTTTTCCCACAGCACACATGTAACTAAATATCCTAATCGGTTTCTCCACTCTATACGAGCTTTGTTGAGCTTGTACATATTGTGAATAGCTATTGCTAAAAATACTAATAGCGATAGAATAATAAAGTCTGTGTTATCCATATTTTTCTATTTTACCAAGTTAAAGTTGCATCATACAAAATACTAAAAGCTCTTACTTCAGATCTATCAAAATCAGGATTGGCTGATCTTACATGATTATAATGTTTTTCGCACCACCAAAGAGGAAAGTTTAAAGAAATGGAGGAAACTTCATTTCCTTTCAAATCTATATTGGCATTGTACTTGTTGATTAAAGAAGTTATATATTCTACAATTTCACTATAATCTTCTACTTCTCCTAAGAATTTTTTACAATCTTCTTTATTAGAAAACGCCTGATCTATTGTAAAAACATATGGCACTTCGTCTATATCCAAATAACCTGTGTCGTACTGAAGTCCACAACTTATTTCCTCCTCCATTAGAGATATTAATTTTTTAAGCTCTTCTTTGTTAGAAATCTCTAAGTAAGCTACATCTCTAAAATGGTCTATTCCTTCTTCGGTCTCTTCCATTTTAAGGAATTCAATTATACAATGTCTTTGATTTGTTCTTTGTTCCTTGTTTAAAATCTTATTAAATATTTTAAGTTGTTTTTTGTCGTTTGTATTCATATTTTTTCAATTTTTACTATGTATGCTTTGTAATATTTATTTTTGGTTTCTACTTCTTCAAAATATTCTTTTTTTTCTAAGAATTTACCTTTTATTTTTTCATTAGTGGATATTGTTATCTCAAGTAAAGGAAGAGTTTCTTTCAGACTTTCCCATTCTTTTTTTAGTTCTTCCTCTTCTTCTCTTTTTTCTTTTTTTATCTCTTCAATTGTCAAAGGACGTTCAGAAAATAGAAAATGTAAAAGAAGGAGTATCAAGAAGGAAGAAACAGCAAGGGTAATAAATGGAATAGGCTCTTCAAAAATTTTAATTCCATATTTTTCAATAAAAATTATATAATAATAGATAGAAACAGTTGATAATGCGAATAGAATTGTTTTAAAAATGTAAAATTCACGTTTTGTCATAACTTGTATATATTTTAATTGTTATCTATTGTTGGGATTGGAAAGGGAATACCCCTTTATAAATTTTAATAAGTTCTAATACAAGTTCTCGTCGAGCATCTTCATAAAACCAAAAATAATATTCAGAGTTCAGCGGCTCTGCCTTTTTGTTTAGAATACCATAGTTATAGGGAGGAACTTCTTTTACTTCTCCATCTTCTTCATAGTGTTCTATTTTGTACCATATTTCACTATGTAAATTATGCTCTCTAAACCATTTAAAGACTTGTTCCCAAGTAGGAATAGAGGTACAGCCTTTCGTCTTATTATAATTGAAATACTTCAATTCTCTCAGTTCTATAACATTGGGATCCTCATTGTGTATTCTTTCTTCTATTTCTATACACTGATATCCCATACCACTTATTGCCTCGGAGTTATAATACAAGCAGGGTTCATTAAAACCAATTTCTTTGAGTTCTTTGGCTATCTCCAAAGGAACAAGCCAATTGGGGTAGTTGTTATTTTTCATATTTACTATAATTTACATCATTTTCTTTTTTAATTAATCTTTCACAAATTTACCGTTAATCATTTTTTCTTTTATGTCTTTGATTTCGTTGTAGGCGATGTTAAGGCACTCCTCAAGGGTGGTGTTTGCCGAATGAGCTATATTATTCAGATGCTTAAGTATAATGAGGGTTACCATTACATCGCCTATGGCATCTTGGACAGCTGTGCGGTCATTGTCTTGGTCAAATGGGGTGCTTTTGTCAAATATCCCCCTTTCTTTTGCCCACTCTTGGATAAGAGGGACGAGTTCTTGGATTGTTTTATTCATTTTTATAAAGGTTTTTAAAATTAAAAACTACATACACAGCCATCAGCTGTTTCAAATGGAAAGGATAGCTGTATGGGTTCTTGGGCTAACCTTACCAAATCATCTATACTCCTACGATCCCTAAACATAGTACTCTGATAGGTACTTTCCATTCCCTTGAACCAATCGATAAATCGGGTGCCGTATCTGATATTATCTATAAGGTTAGGAGTACTCTTTTTCCAACACAACTCGCAATTGCCATACTTGTTATGTATGCCGAGTTTGAATGGTTGGATATCCCAAAATTTGTTGAGTTCCTGCTGCCCTATAGGCACTTCAAAGTCTGTCAGCAGCGGAAATATACGCCTAGTGTCGACTTTTATCTCGGCCCAGCTAATACGCTTGGGCATATCCTCCTTGCGGTAACCAATAGCTAGTTGATAGCTATCCTTTCCTTTTCCGAAGAGGTCATTAGCAAACTTCCTAGTAGGATTACTTTTTAGATAGTCAGAGCAATAAGGTGCCCCCATATTAGGCAGACCATTATAATGACCTTTGTTATAGTGAGCTATCATATTAGCAAAGGTTTGAGCCTGCATATCCATTGTTTCAAAATCTACTACCTTATAGCCTACTCCTACACCTTTCTCAGTGGAATATACACCCTCTATGATTGTAAGAGGTATTTTCCAGTACTTCACTATATTCTTCAGAAAGTCAATGGTTTCAGGTCTTTCCATTCCTGTATTGCAGAAAACAAAGGCTTTATTATAATCAGCATACTTTGGGTGTATCTGTATGTGGCGAGCCATACGAGCTGAACTACGCCCTCCTGATACGGTTACAAGTAGGTTTTTCATGTCTATATTTTTTCTAAATTGTTTATATTTACTACAACTGTAGATCCACAAACTTCCACATTGTAACTTAGAGATTCATAACTAATGTAAGCAATACTAATAATTATACCTTCCTTATTCAGATTGATTATTCTTACTTTATCGCCTCTTTTAAAGTAAATACTTCTATCCTTTTTTTGTTTCATGGCTCTAAAAATTTTAATCGTTTCATATAGAAGATACTTTAATAACCTCCTCTATAGTTAGTTTTCTTCCTACATAAAGGAAGTGCTCTATGATACTATCAACAGCACAACAAGAGGGAAGCACTCTGTATTTGCCTCTGTCAATATGTAATATAATCCCATCTCCATTCATATTATCTACATAAAAAGAATGTAATTCATCTTTTTCAAAATCAATAATATATCTTTCTAAAAAAATAGTCATTTTAGCACAGTAATCATCGTATTTTTCGTATGATTTATAAATTTTCTCACACAGATCCCTATGTTTGAAGGTTAATTCTCTATTATCCATATCTAAAAATCTATTTTGTTACTAACTAAAAAGGCTTTATATCCATAAATTTAGACGTTGGCATATTCACTCTATAGCGTTCTGAGAGAATGCCTCCGTGTCTGTTTTTCTGTATGATAACCTCTACTTGGTTATCTGTCAATTCATTATTATATTCAGGTACATCCCAGGTCTTTATATTGTAATATTCGGGACGATAGAGGAAAAGCACCTCATCTGCATCTTGCTCTATGGCTCCTGAATCTCTTAGATCCGATAGTAGAGGACGTTTATCGTTGCGTTGTTCTACATTCCTTGAAAGCTGAGAAAGGGCAATTACTGGTATATTGAGATCCTTGGCAATCCCTTTTAAACTGCGGGAGATGTAAGATATTTCGTTTTCCCTATTCTTAGCTTTCTCATAAGTGATTAGCTGTAAATAATCCACAAAGAGAATATCTATATTATGCTTGATTTTCATCATTTTAGCTTTGATCTTTAAGTTTTCTATGGATATAGCCGAGGTATCATCTATATGTATATTCATTTCTAACAGATTAGGTTTCATTTGTATATATCGCTGTATTTCTATATCTTTCAATCCTTTCCTGAGAATGGCTGAGTTGGGTATATCTGTATAGTTGGTGATGATCCTACCCGCTATTTGCTCTGCGGACATTTCCAAGGAAAAAACTCCTACAGACTTACCTATCATAACCATATCCACCACTTGTTGTACTAAGAAAGCCGTTTTACCCATCCCAGGACGACCCGCCACAATTGTAAGATCTGAATTTTGCCAGCCTCCGAAAGCCTTATTAATGATGCTTAGAGAGCTTTCAAGTCCCATTGGTTTCCCTCTCATGATATTTTCAAAGTTCTGCTGTACCTTTTCTACATGTTCTGAGAACGGCTTTTGTTGCTTATTATTTTCGATGAACTTATCTACAAATAGAGTATCAAAATATTCAAAGGCTTTATCTCTAATATCCATTATATCCCTGTCTGGGTCGTTGGCAAAATGCAATAATGTAGAGAATTTAGTGATAAAGTCCCTCTTAACAGCATTCTGTACCAAAACCATAAGGTGAAATTCCATGTGTGCAGTAGTCGTTACCTTGGATGTCAATTCTACACAATAGGGAGATAGTTCCTTGGATAGACCTCTCTTTCTTAGTTCCTTACTTATCAGTAGTAAATCCACAGCCTCATTCTTGTTCCAAATGTCCATTATCACCTCAAAAAGTGTCTGATGAGCAGGTGCAGAAAATAAAGACACATTGAGAATGGTGTAATATTTCCCTATTAACTGGCATTCTACAATAAGATTTCCCAGTACTCTTTGTTCTATCTCTATGTCTATAGTATCATTCATTGTACGTTGATTTAGGTCTGTTTATTTTAGGAATATTAAAAATATTTCCTTGATTAGAATTTTTCAAATAAGGCATGGTACTTTTCAAGGTTGATTTCCAATTAAGGATAGGTTTACCATATCCATTTACCCAATTATTTTCATTCCACGTTTCATATTTTGTCTTCAAATGAGGTATTAAACTTTCCTCATATAACTCTAATGTTTTAGCATATTCAATGAATTCTTCAAGAGTAGGAGGCTCTATATTTAGTTTAGGTTTGCTCTGTGGTGGAGGCGTTGCTACAGAAGACGCTGTAGGTGGTACTTCTATAGTAGGAGGTGTATCTATAGCTGGCACTATCACTTCTTGAGATACTTTTTTCTTTTCTGCAATAGGAAGCTCTTTATTACTTTTTCTGACACTATAATCAAGGATTATTTTATAGAGTGTGGGATAACCATTTATAATTTGATAACTAATAAGTCCTAAGTTTCTCAATATATCCTTATTGACCTTTATAGTCTTTCTGTTTAGTCTTAGTATTCTGCTCATTTCCTTGTCAGAAAGTTCAAAATCATTTTGGTTTCTATCATTCCATTTTTCTAACAGAAATAAATAGATACTTATGGCAGGCGCATTCAATGGATATTCTTTTATGAATAGCCAAAATTTCTTTATCAATTCGAGATATTCCATCATTTCTTATCTTTAATGTTATTGAATAGCTCTAAGGCCTTGTCCTTATCTATGATTATCATCTTTCCATTTTGGAATATAGCTTCGTCCAAAATTCCTGATGCCTTTATTCTACTTGCTTTTGAGCGAGAACATCCTAATGTCTTAGCCAATCCTTTAATACCATATTCATACTTACTATTCTTTGCAGAAAATAAAAGTTTTATTTGTGCATTTTGTAATTCTAAGAACTCGCCTACTGTTAGTTTAAATAGTGGTGTATCATTATCCATAGTTTAAAATACTTTTATTCCCTTATGATAGCCGTTCCAGTTTTTAGGAGGATACAGCTGTTTATTCCTTAATAGCTCCCGAAGTACTTCTACCTCATCTAATAGATCTTGGGAGACTTCCTTTAATTTCTTACGTTGTTCTTTCTTTGCTTGCTCCTCCTGACTACCTTGTAGCATACCAATGAGTGTTTGTTTGTCAGTATCTGACAAATCAAACTGGGTTATGGTATTATATGCTATTTGTACAAGAGGGTTCATGAGATCCATTTAACGTTTGAGTTCGTATATCATTGTTTCAAGTTCGTGACGAAGTTTGTTTTTATTGAGTAATGCTTTGTGATAGAGTGCCTGTACAATCTCAGGGTTATAGGTATTATAATACAGAACACTCTTTACAGTATTCTTATTGAAGCCATATTCTTTGGCCACAGCTACTAAATCTCCCTTGAGCAGGTTGGCACGGATAAGGTCAAATAGCTCTAGCTGCAAGTCTTTATTTTTATTTGAGGGAAGTAGTTTGCCTTGGAGGGCTATTTTTTCCATTTCAATAAAATATCTACGCGCTTGCTTGCCTTTTTCTGTTTTCTCTACCATGGAGAGTTCTTTTGCCATATCAAGGGTCAGAGCATATTCTTTTGAAGGGCGACCTCCATTGGAGTTTTCGCCAATTTGGGCGAAAACCTCATAGTCCTGATTTTCTATAAACCCATATTCTTCTATACGTCCTTTTATCCAATTGGAAAAGTCCCTACCCACCTCTAAGAATTGGTGAAGTTCTCTGGCGGATACAGCTCTTTGGCCGTCCCTTTCTGTGATTTTTATAAGCTCATTCATAATTCTGTATTTTCTATATATTCCAATAAAATATCTCTATTTTTCATTCCCATTTGTGAAATGAAAGACAACCACAGATAAGGTGATATAATATCTTCTGCTGGAATTTTATCATACAACCGCTCATATCTTTCTTGGAGGACTTCTTTTAATTTCATAAGATCCTCTTGGGGTATCTTCCCTTTAAAAATGTCCTCTATTGTGTCTATGATATCTTCGTGTTTTAAGAAGAAAATAACCTTAAAAAATTGTTCCCTATTCATTTTTTATGTCTTTTATAATGTTCTGACTCTCAATATAATCACTAAAGATTTCTTCCTCGGTATAGCCTTGTTCTTTGTAGAACATCACGGCTTCCCAGAGTCTGAGTATGCGGCTATCCCTGTTCCTGCGAATAGAACTTAACAACGATCCCTGCTGAATGCCTATTTTCTTAGCAAGCTCCATACTGAAGTTATTATCTGTCAGTATCTTTTCTGTAATAGTGTCACTAATTTTCATGTCGTTTCAATTAAATTTGATGTTATTTTTTTCTATTAATTTTTCTCTCATGCATTTCTATACCAAAAGGTATATATAAGCCAACTAAAGAGATAATAGCGAGTTTCTGTATATTGTAACTCACCAACTTTATTTAGGTGGTAATACTTCTTAGTTTTTACAAACTCAGCACTCAATTTTTCTAAGGTTGGGGCTATAACTTTCAT